GAATGGAAGATGAATTTAGTTATACCGCTGATATGGCCGAAGGGTTTGGTTACGAAAGAAAAGGTGCTGCAATTCCACAAGGATTTTCTCAGCAAGAAATTCCAACTGAAGTAATGAGTGCATTAACAAGAGACTATTCTGCACTTATGAAAAAAATTGATGAAAAGAAAGGGAGATAACCATGGCAATGATAAATTTTCCAAGAAGACAAAGTGGAAATGCTAATGATATTGTTTATATTAGACCAACTGCTGTTAATAAATCAATTGGTGTAACATATCCATTTAATAACAGTAACGGTATATTTTTTAAAAGTTATACAAATTATGACCAGATATTAACAAATTTAAAAATGTTATTATTGACAACAACTGGAGAAAGATATTTACAACCAGAATTTGGAACAGATTTGAGACGCATATTATTTGAAAACATTTCAAACGAAGAAGAATTTAAAGAAAGAATCTCGGGAACAATCACTTCGGCTATAAGAAGGTGGCTTTTGTATATTTCGGTTGTAAGATGTGATGTAAAACTAAATGTTGATGAAAATGGTGACATAAAAGATTCTTCAAATGTGGTAAAAATAGAACTTGTAGTTTCAATATCTGGCACACCAACTAATTTGCCAATTCGTATATTTATATCTGAAACAGGACAGTTAAAGATTGAAACGCCAATTTATCAACAAATACAGAGTTATTGATGGCAGATTTAATTAAAAAAGATGTACGTTATTTAGCAAGAGATTTTAATTCGTTAAAATCAAATTTGATTTCTTTTTCTCAAAATTATTTTCCAGACACATATCAAGATTTTAATGAAGCTTCTCCTGGTATGATGTTTATGGAAATGGCTGCATACATAGGTGATGTTTTATCATTTTATACCGATGTTAATTTACAAGAATCTATGATACTACATGCTTCGGAAAAAAGAAATATAATGAATCTTGCACAATCTTTAGGATATACACCAAAATTAAATTCTTCTGCAACCGTTAAATTAGACGTATTTCAAATAGTTCCATCAAAAACTTCTGGAACTGAAATAGTTCCAGATATGTCATATGCTTTTGCAATAGAACCAGGAATGGTATGTTTTGCTGATTATGGTTCAGACGGTTCATCTAATGGTGCCACATTTCGCACAACAGATTATTTAGATTTTAAATATAGTGGAAGTTTTAGTCCTTTAGAAATTACTCCATTTGAAGTAGATGATATTACCGGAGAGATAACTTTTTGGTTATTAAAAAAACAAGTAAATGCTGTTTCCGGTAGAATAAATACAGAGAGGTTTATATTTAATGAACCAAAAAAATATGATAAAGTTGTTATATCAGATCCTTCATTGATAGAAATTTTATATGCAATTGATAAAGAAGGAAATCGTTGGGAATATGTGCCGTTTTTGGCACAAGATACCGTTTACGAAGCAGTTCCAAATATACCAAGACATGATAAAGAAATGAGTTTTTATAGAAATGAAACACCATATCTTTTAAAATTAAAAAAATTAACAAGAAAATTTACAGTAAGATTTGGAACGAATGGAAAACATGAAATAATGTTTGGTGCTGGGATTTCCAACATAGTAGATGAAGAATTTATACCCAATCCAGATTTAGTTGGTAATTCACTAACAGGAATAGAAACATCACCATCACTGGATATAGATCCTTCTAATTTTTTAAGAACAAAATCATACGGTTTGGCACCATCTAATACAGAATTGACATTCTATTATACTGCGGGATCAGGTATATTTGATAATGTTGGTGCAGACACTATAAATAGAATTGGAAACCAAAAAATAATTCTTGATAAAAATGGATTAGATGACGTATTATACCGCCAAGTTATATCAAGTTTGGCTGTAAATAATCCAGAGCCCGCAAGTGGAGGAAAAAATGAAGAGGATCCAAATGAAATAAGACAAAATGCTCTTGCTAATTTTGCTTCACAAAATCGTGCTGTAACTAAAGAAGATTATATCATTAGGGCATATAGTATGCCTCAAAAATACGGTTCTATTGCAAAAGCATATGTTACTAAAAACACACAATTAACATATGATGATATTTTTTATAGCGATAGAAGACAAAATAATTTAGCTCTTGGATTTTATGTTTTAGGTTACGATTCATTTGGTAAATTAAACCATATAAATCCTGCAACAAAAGAAAATTTAAAAACTTATTTAAACGAATATAGAATACTAACAGACGCAATAGAAGTGAAGGATGCATACATAATAAACATTGGTATTGAATTTGATATAATAACTTTACCAGATAAAAATGGAAACGAAGTAGTATTGAAATGTATAGATAAATTAAAACAATACTTTGATATTAAAAAATGGCAAATAAATCAACCGATAGTTGTTAGTAATGTTTATACTGAATTGGATAGAGTTGAAGGTGTCCAAACAGTAGTAAGTGTAAAATTTAAAAATTTACATGATCAATCACTTGGTTATTCTATGCATACGTATGATATTGAAAGTGCAACAAAAAATGGTGTTATATTTCCATCTTTAGATCCTTCTATTTTTGAAATAAAATATCCAGATAATGATATTCTTGGTAGAGTGAGGGCATTTTAATGATATATTCAATATATCCCGTAAAAGATACTACATTATATGAAGAAAGTGTAAACTTAAATAGTGGACTTGATTCTATATTAGAATTAAAACACGAATACAGAAATATAACAGGTTCATTGTATAATAGTAGAATAATTATTAAATTTGATGTATCGGAAATAGAACAAAAAATAAATTCTGGTAAAATTTCAAGTAATGCTAAATACTATTTAGCACTTAGATCAGCCGATGCAAGAGAAATACCACAAGAATACTCTGTTTATGCGTATCCATTGAGTGCATCTTGGGTAAACGGTACTGGAAAATATGCAAATAATCCAATTACAAAGGATGGTGCTTCTTGGAAATACAGAACATCTATGAAAACTGGAATACAATGGGATATTCCACCTGGAACGTCTTCATTTGAATGGGATAATATATCACAAACTTGGGTTGATGCAAATATACTTTTTGGTTCAAATTTAACACTTAATGTAACTTCATCTTATTACAATGAAAAAGGTGGTGGAACATGGTGGGATTATGATAATTTAGAATGTGTCCAAACATTTACACATCAAACTGCTGATGTTTATATGGATGTAACAAGTATTGTTAAAAAATGGGTAACTGGATCAGGTAAAATTGTTAATGATGGATTTTTATTAAAATTTAGTGAAGAAATAGAAACTTCATTAGATTCATTAGTAAGTTTAAAATTTTTTGGTGTAGACAGTAATACAATATATGTTCCAAGACTTAATGTAGTTTGGGATGACCAATCTTTTAATACAGGAAGTTTAACACGTGCAAATTTTGACGATGTTGTATTAAATGTTAAATTAAAAAAATACTATTCTGAAAATGAAAAAACAAAAATAAGATTGTATGCAAATAGAAGATACCCACAAAAAAATTATACAACTCAATCTTATCATACAGTAAATTATTATTTACCATCATCATCTTATTATGAAATAAGAGATGCTTATACAGATGAAGTAATACTTCCTTTTGATTATAGTGGTTCAAAAATAAGTTGTGATGCGGATGGAAATTATTTTAATCTTTGGATGAATGCATTTCAACCAGAAAGATTTTATAGAGTTGTTGTTAAAGTAGAGGAAGATGGTGGTGATGTAGTAAAATTATTTGATAACAATTATTACTTTAAGGTAACAAGATGAATCACGAAGTTACAAGAAATGATTTTGGAGCAATAAGACATATTAAGGATCAAAATAACATTGGTATAGTTGAAATTGATGTTGTTGATGATAGATTTTTAATGGATAGTTACGATTATATTGTTAATAGATCTTTTAGTGAAATAGATGATGCAGTTTCATCACAAATAAACATATTGCAATTAGCAGCACAAGATGCATTCAATAACCCAAATTCTCAAAATAGATATTTAACAAATTTAAATAACTTAATAAATGTTCAATCAAATTCACCACAAGCTTTGCGTGCAAAAATTACTCAATTAGAAAATCAATTAGAACAATATAAATCTATGTACAGAAGCTCAGGTATAGAAAATAAAAAATTGGAAAGAAGAATCAATGCATTGCGTTGGGAATCTAATAATTTAAAAGATACTCTTTCAAAAATTTAAGGTTATATTAAAACAATGCCGTTATTTAACTATAAAAATATACAAGAAATAATAACAACAAAAGGACCTACAAGAGGAATTAGACTTTTAGATTCTGCTCAATCTAGAAGAATTGTTCCTAGAATTGAAAAAATAGATCCAAATACAGTAGAAAGACTAACAGGTGGATTTGAGTCGGTAGAATTGCATGTTTTTAGTAGTAATAATTTATATGTTACATCAATTTATGATTTAACAACTTGGACAATAGATAACACACAAGAAACTAATAGCAGACAGATAAAATTAGATATACATAAAGATATTGAAAATTTAAAATTAAGTCCGTCTTCATATCGTTTTGTATACAATTTCTTTCGTAACTTTGTTGGTTCATCATACGATTCAAAACTTTTTATTTCAGAAATATCTGCTGATAGAACTGAATTAAAATTATCTCTATCTGAACCAGAAAATCCAATAATGCTAGAACAACTCAAAACTTTTGTTTTAGACTATCTTGCTCCTAAAAAGTATTTACCTCCTGTTGTTTTAAATTTTGGTGAAAACGAAGTTATTAGTGTACTTAATGTAACATCAGATGGTAGTACAACAAACTTTTTTGTAAAATTATATGAACCACTTCCTGATATATTTGAATTATATTATGAATGTTGGGTTGCAAGTGAGATATTAAAACCGTATATTGAATTGGTTTCTGTTGAACAGCCAGAACTTGAACAAAATTTAATAAAAATATCTGGTCCAAATTTTGATGTAGATGTGGATTATTGGATTGTATCGGAAACAGATTACAAATCTTGGTCTGATTTATTATCTACAAATGTTCAAACTTCACAAGAAATTTTAAATAGATATATTTTTGATTCAGGTTCTACCGTAAAATTAAATATAGATTTTTCTGAATTTAGTAATTTTATATTTTATTCATCTGCGGAAGAAAGAATTAAAAATTTTGTATACAAAGTTGATTTGATAAATGCATATAACGAACAATTAAATTTATTAAATGCGTATACTGGTTCATTTACAGGATCGTTATCAAATGGTGTTTGGAATTATTCAAATAATATAACTGGATCATATTCTGGATCATATTCAAATAATAAAATAAGAAGATATACTGGAAGTGATTTTGATTTTGTTTCAAAAGAAGGTAGATACAAATTATACAGAAATACAGATGAAGAATTTATTGATTGGTATGAAGATATTTTAGATAAAGCAACAGATTATGATTTAAAAAATTACAATGCTTTAAATAAAGCAATTCCTGAAGCAATATCGATTGATGATGAAAATGTTGCATTTATATCATTCATAAACATGATAGGACAACATTTTGATATAATGTATTTATACACTGATCACATTACACAAAAAAATAGAAGAATTGAAAATCCAAAAGACGGACTTTCACAAGATTTGGTTTATCAAGTTGCAAAAAATTTGGGATGGACATTATCACATGGTACACAAGGAAAGGATCTTTGGGAATATGCATTAGGTGTTAGTGGAAGTGGTGAACCAATTTGGACTGGAAAAACTTTAACAAATAGATATGATACGCTAACAGATGAAGAAAGAACAAAAGAAGTTTGGAGAAGAATACTAAATAATCTACCTTACATCTATAAAACAAAGGGAACTTCTAGAGGTATACTGGCACTTTTATCTGCATATGGTATTCCAAAAACCATATTACAAATAAGAGAATATGGTGGTCCTGATATTTCTGATTTTGGTATTACACCGAGAGCAAATTTTGAAAAGGCAACATATTACTTGAATATGAGTGGAACTTATCCACTTCCAACAAGACAACATTATGTTAGTGTTCCTTGGGAAAGAGTAAACAATGATGTTGGTGAATGGACATATCCAGACACAGTTACATTACGTTGGAAAATGGAAACGGATAAGATATATGGTTATGGTAATGATCCACAACAAACTATATTACAGAAAAATTCAGGAAGTAATGTTGATTGGTTTGTTATTGTGAGTAAAGACCAAACAGTTGAAGAAAAAGGTAGTGTGCATTTTTATTTAGGAAATGGAACTGGTTATGCAACTGCATCTAT